GCACGCAGTATGAAGTGGGGTGTTTCACCCCCCCCGGGGACTTGCAAACATTGTTCTGCATGTCCCCGGGCTCGTGGTTATAGCCACATTAGTACCCGCACTTTCCAACTTGTTTTACATGTTCGGTCTGTGCAAGCAGTCGGAGCTATTCCGACTTATTCCCTGTAGACAGGACGCCTACAAGAATGCGGTTCTTGTGGATGTTTTTATGGTTCTAAGTTAGAACTAGCGGGGGCCAGCCGCCTCCACCTTCCCTAACTCTTCACCCCATCCCCATCCGAGTGCGATCCCCCGCACTCTTCCTTCCTTTCTACCCTGAATCCCTTTCCCCTTTCACTCGAACAACATCCTAGATTTTATAGGTTGATTTGGTTCTTGGGTGGATACCACGTGGGTACCGTTGCCGGTAGGACAGATCAGAGAGTTCTAATCCTTCGCTCAGAGCTTTGCTTGAGCTTGGTTTGGTTCCGAATCACGTCTGAGTGCATGATAACGGGTTCACGTCACGTGGTGCGTGCTCCACCTTGCTTCGCGAATTCTTCACCTCGCGCGGCAGAGCCCAGTCAATAACACCTTAGCGACGAGTTTTCGGTGTTGTTTGGCCCTCTTTTGGGGACTTTAATGGTTGAGTCGTTCAACTTGATGCGGCAAAATTGTCAGTTCATCCGCTTTATTATAACCACGAACTGTCTGGTTAGATGCACCAATGTAAGCACCCCTTCCCTGGGTAACGGAAGACTTCCAGCACGCAGAAGTTTCAGAATAGCATATGATCATGGCCATCCAGATCATGTGCTTGGCCGTTGTGGCCATCGTCGCCTTCTTCGCGACGACCGCGTGCCCCCTTCTTTGGGGCCTTTCTTATGACGTGCGCTGTGCCGTCTTTGATGCCACCTCGGCCATTATTTCCAAGGCTGCTGGCATTTTCGTGGCCGCTCTTGCGGTCATTTGGAGCTTTGTTCGGTTCATCCGTAAGTACTTCGGCACTTGGCTGTCCATTCTTATATTTGCCAACCTCATGCACCACTTGTATGTTGGGTTCGTTTCACCATCATTTCTTCCTTGTCAGCACTCAGTTTTCATTCCTGGGCCATCTGGCACGGTATGGGTGAATTCCACGCTGGCCACTGCGGCTCAGTTCGGAAACCCCTCAGCAGTCTCTCCCGATTGGACTCACATATTAGTTCTCGTGGGTTTGCTGATCGCTCTTAACAACCAGACTTATGGTTATGTTCTTGCCCACGAGAAGTTCCTCCGGCATTATTATGACCAGGATTGCTCTAGGAAGTACGGTCGCCGCAAGTGGCGGCGCCTTGTGAGAAAATCACGGGCCGCCATGATCAAGTTTTACCAGATCAGCGAGGACGACGAGCTCAACTTCCAGTTTGATTTCGGGCCGGACAAGTTTGAGCTCCAGGCTGGGTTTGATCCCACGTTTGTTTTTCAGCTCCTCTTCGATGAGGTCTCTGATTACAAATATCCTGGTGGCAAGCATGGTGAGACCATTGGAGATATTGCAGATGTTTTCATCCCCTTCCCCAAGATTCGCAAATTCCTGAGAACGATGCGCGATGTGTCCAAAAAATACACCGGCGTCTCTCTCGTGGCTTGGTTCGCTTTCTTCCTAGCCCAACTCTACAGGCGCTCAAACGACTCGGAGTCCAGGAGGGACCAGCCCAATGAAACCAATATGGACAAGATCACTAGGTTTTGGATCAGGTGGTGTTACGTGCAGAGTGCCCTCACTCTCTCGTTCCACTCAGGTTTCGCCCTCGGTTCATTTGTTGATGCCGTTTTCGGAGTTCGGCAGAATCCCAACTACGTGCCGCAAGACTGCGCTGAGGAGGCCCCTCCCCCCCCCCAACCTGATGCTTTTGATTTCCAGGCCGGTGATGATCCCAGCTTTGACTTCAACTCACTCAAGAACCTCTTTTTCAAGATGGACACGGTCTATGTTCTGCGTAGTACTCTTAGGGTTGTCATAGCCTTATCTTTTGTGATCGCAGCGACCGGCACTGGCGTTTCCATGGCTAGTGCTCTCTCCAGCGCAACCGAAGATCCTCTTTTCAAGAAGATCGGATCGGCCAAGCCTATGGACCTCATTACTGATGTCATTAACCTCGTCAACAGGGTTGTTGAGGTTTGCCATACCGGTAATTATGCCTCTCTTTTCTCTACTGATCCTGTTCTGTCCGATCTCAATGGCCGCTACTCGTGGTTCATTGGCATCGATCCCACTGATCTCGATTCGGGTGTTGCTTCCCCCTACTCTGACAAACCGGTTTTCACACACGAGTTCTTGAAGTTTGGCGAGACGCTCATTGCGGATCTAACAGCCAGGAAGAATTTGGAGAGATCCAAGTTCGCATCCAATACCCTCCGCCACTGGTCCGAGAAACTTGACAAGGCGGTTCTTCACTTGAAGATCATCACGCAAAGGAACGACACCCTCGGCCTTCACGAATCACCGTATTGTGTCCTCATCCCTGGTGCATCCGCCATCGGTAAGTCATTCTTGTGGTACATTTTCCACAGAGTCGGCTGCCTCGCATATGGCATACCATCCGACGATAGCTACACTTACACAGTCAACGACACCCACAAGCACTGGGACGGCTTTGCTAGCTCAATGCACACCCTTCTTTGGGATGATGCTAGTTGTGTGAGCTTGGTTGAGGGCGACCCCCAGTTTCTTGGGACGTGGCTCAATGTAGCTGGGAACAACCGCTACATTCCCGCTTGCGCTCATGTTAGTGGTAAGGGCAACTTGCGGGCTGAGTTCAAGCTCATCTTTGCCACCAGCAATAAGCTTGATCTGCAATCCCATTCGGTTATGCTTGCACCCGAAGCCGTCCTCCGTAGATTTAACATCATCATCATTCCGGAGGTTAAGCCTGAGTTCCTTAACGACCAGAAAGTCATTGATGGCTTTCAGAAGTTTAAGGCTGCGAACGGTCGTGATCCAGAGTCGACGGCGGAGTATAACTTTTGGAATTTTAAAGTTTACAAGCCCTCGCTCACTGGGGTCGCTAACCGGGCCGACAGGATGAAGATGACCGGTGGACAACCAGATGGCGCTATCAATTACCCATCTCTCGAGTGGAGCCTAGTCCTCAATACCGATAATTTGAACGCGGTCAACAAGTTCATTTTTGAAGATATCAATGAGCACAAGGCAAAGCAGAAAGGAGTTCTTGATGGCGCTAAGCGCGTCCAAGCTTCCCAGTTTGACCCTGAGACTGGGAACCTTGCTTTCCAATCCGGCGAACTTGCCAAGCCAGGCACGTGGGTTCGAACTCTTTGCCTGTTCTTCGTGAGCCTCCTCTGTTGGTATGTTACGCCCCACCTCTGGCAACTCGCTCAAATGGTTCCGATCGGCGTGTGGTTTGCTACCTCGGTTGCCGGGCTGCACATTCTTTGGGTCTCGGTTTCCGCTGACATCCGCTCTGCATGGGCGCACTTCGTCGATTGGACCTTCGGGCTTGACGTTTCGCTTTGTTGGTTCGAACTTAAGCGGCAGGCCGTTGAGGCTTATGCATGGTTGCTGTTCGTGGCCATGCATTTTACCCAGACACTTGGCCAGTCGTTTTTTGTCGGGCTCACCCAAACTGTCGAGGCGAAGAATATCATTCAGTTCGTTCAGAACTCCTTTGCCATGCAGAATTTTTGCATACAGAAGGCTTCTTCCTTCATGAGATTCCGCGCATATGTTTATGAGAAGGTCACTGGCATTACGTGGAAGCATGCGGCGATTGTGTCCCTTGCGTTGTTCACTACCTATTACCTGAGCACGCTGCAGTTCGTCAGCATGCAGGTTGGTGAGGATCTAGGACCTAAAGCCACGTGGGCCGCTTCGACGCCGCAGCACGGGATGTCGCAGATGTCTAAATCTGTAGCTGATCCTAGCACGGCTCTGGGCCGCGCCCTCAACAATGTCTTCGTTTTGCACATTGGCAACGCCGTCACGGGCGTTAAATTCACCAACGCCGTGATGCTGAAGTCGACGTCTGGTGGTAACTTGTGTGTCTCTACGCTTCATTCGTTCACTGGGGTTTACCCCAATTTGGGCGATATGGACGTTGAGATCCCTGGTGGTACCACCTACATTGGCGCCAAGGGTGGTAAGATTAGCGACACCGTTAACCTAACCATCAAACCCGATCGGTATTTCACCGTCGAGAGCTCTGATTTGATTTTCTTTGTCATCCAGGGCAATCAGTGCAGGGACATAACCGGTTATTTTACCACCGCCAAGCACCGGGCTAGCACCAACAGTAAGAGCTTCAACGTGTCGCGTTGTCACGGTGACAATGTGCACCACGTGCTCAGAACCACCAATGCTATGCTCCACCGTGTTCAAAACATTCCAATCGGTGATCATACCCACAGCATCAATACATTTGTTGCTAGCTGGGACAGGCCTACCGAGAAGGGGTGCTGCGGCTCCCCATACTTCCAATGCGATGGGAACAAAACTAGCATTGTTGGAATACATCAAGCTTGGAATTCTGCTACGCAACTCTCGCACGCCGTCCACGTCACCGTGGAGGACATAGAGAGGGCCTACGCGCAACTTTGCCTTGGGGCGGATGCCTCGTTGCCCGTCGGGGCTGTTGAACTCCAGGGTTCGGCTTCGCTGAACATCATGCATCGCGAATTCGACAGGGAGCTTGCAGGCATTGACCCCAACAGGGCCATCCGTGGCCTTCAGCCCCTTGCGACGAAGAGCGTGTTTCGTCAGAATGACAATCCCGAGGAGGACATATCGGGCACGTTACATGTGCCCGGTTCGTTCGCCCAGAGCTCCTTTCCTCCGAAATCCAAGGTTCACGAGCATCCGTTTAAGGACGACTTGCTCCGGGTCACTGGGCTCCCTCCGGGAAAGAAGGTCCCGCCCCTCCCTCTCAAGGGATCTAGGTTTTACCAGGCGAAGAGGCACTTCATTGCCAACGTGTGCAAGATCCCCAACACTCTCGCTCCAACGCTGGTCGTGGCAGCCCTCAACGGTTTTCTCGTGGACAGCTTCACCAGGCTTTACCATCCCAACATGGAACAGGTCAAACCTCTGACTCTCCACGAATCGATCAATGGCGTCAGGGAAGGTCCACTTGCCAAGTACATGTCTGGGATCGTGATGTCTACCAGTGCGGGTTTCCCCTATTCCAAAGCTAAGACTGCTTTGTTGGAGAACAAGGAGCCTGGTGAGTACACGTTCAAACCCGAGATTTACGACCAGGTTGATCGCATCAAATCCGCAATTCTGCAGCAGGAAAGGCCCGATGCGAACGACGTGATGTTTGACGCGCACTTTAAGGATGAGCCCGTGTCTCAGGCAAAGAACGACACCGCCAAGATCCGTGTGATCATCGCATCGCCGTTGGCCCTTCTCATCTTATTTAGGCAGTACATTTTGCCTGTGATCGCATTCATCAGCGCAAATAGGATCGCGTTTGAAACGTGCCCAAGCACAGTGGTACAAAGTTTTGAGTGGACTCTCCAGCGTGATTTCGTCACCGGACAGAACACATCGGATTCGTCATTCAGTGACGACGACGCCGAGCCCCGTATTTTCTTCGACGGAGATTACAAGGGTTGGGATGCCTCACTCCAGAAGATCCTGGTCATGTGTTTCTTTCGTGTTGTCCATGTCGTTGCATGGGTGTCCGGGAACTACACAACCGACGATCTTCGCATGATCGTCGGGCTCGCTCTGATCGTTTGTGATTCCGCCGTCAATTTCTTCGGAGATCTGATCCTCTTCGCGTGTTTCAACCCTTCTGGACAACCGGGCACGGCACACTGCAACGGCGTGATCAACTCCATTTTGTTCCGTATTTCGTGGATCACAGTGGGGCTCTGCATCATGCAGTTCAGGCACGTCGTCAAGCTGCTTGTGTACGGAGATGACAATTGGGGTTCCGTGCTGATGGCTTACGCGCGTCGCTTCAACAAGCGCGTCATCGCCAGTGCGCTGCTCCCACATGGCGTGTACTACACCAACGCCGACAAATCTGCTGACATCACGGAATCATCGGACATCACCAAGATTGATTTCCTCAAGCGTGGCTGGGTTTACTCTTCGGTGGTTAAGGCGTTTCTTGCCCCGCCG